ATTATCTTAAATTCTATCAATCTATCTTCACACCATTCTTGGGCTGCTTTCCACTTGGCAAGATTTTTATTATAGGTAACAACTTCGTTGATGTAGGTTTTCTTTTTCTTACCTTTTGATTGTTTTGGTATAACTGTTTGTCTTTTTGGTTTGACTTCTATTAAATACTTTTTGATTTGTCCATTACTTTCTTTTATCTTTACAATAAAATCTGGAAAGTATCTACGAACCTTATTTGTTGTTGGGTCAAAATAGGGAATAAAAAACTCTTCCGATCCCCATTCTAAAATATTATCCTTACGGTCACAGTATCTCATAAATTTCAGTTCCCAAGAAGACCTATAGATAATGTTTCTTGAGTCACCTTTGTATTTGTTAGGAAATCTTGGATGAAATTTTCCTTGATGATATTTCCCTTCTCGCATACATAATATATAAGAACCAAAAAGTATTTATAGAAATGTCAAATTCGTTTCCAAGAACTGGACCTCCCACTAGTTTCGACATTCCTACCGAAAGAATTTTTAATACAGAAATTAATAATGATTTATTGAACGCAACTTTTTTAAATTCTGATGTTACATTACCAGCAAGTAACTTTAATGATCCCATAAAGGCAAATTCACCTACAAGTGGATCTAGTTCAAAATCATCATCTGCTCCTAGTCCTAAAAGAGCTGCTGCTTCTGCAATCAAAGAGAAGTTACTGAAACCTGCTCATACTTCTCACTTTGAATGTCATTTCAACCCACCTGGTGAGGTGATTACTTGGTTGTCTAATAGGAAATTCAATCCTACAGATCCAAATAATCAAAGGTTGATAACTCTTTCTTGTTCGGAAACAGCACTTCCAGGGTCTAGAATATCAACAAATACACTTCAAGATGATCATCATGGAGTAACTGAAAGACATGCCTATCGCCGTCAATTTGATGATACTGCATCTTTCACATTTTATGTTGATGCTCCAAAATCAGGTTCTGATCATGGATATAAATTAATTTGGTTTTTTGAGCAATGGAAGTCTTTTATGATGAATGAAGAAGATCGTGATGTTTCTCTCGATGCTTATAATTGGCATTATAGAGCAAAGTTTCCAGAAACATACATGACAAATATTTTTATCACTAAATTTGAGAGAGATATTGATTTGGTTCGTATTAATCCATCTAAATCTACTAAGAAATATTTGGAGTATATGTTCTTACAGGCATTTCCAATTTCTATTAATACTATGCCTGTTTCTTATGATCAATCTCAGGTACTTAAGTGTACAGTTTCTTTTGCATTTAGTAGATACATTTTAAAAAGAAAGACGGGAATTTCTAATGGTGATCCATTACCAAACTCTAACATTCCATTTGATTTGGATAATACTGGTGCTACCCAAAGACCTTCGAGTCCTACTGAAAGAGGTCCTACCCCCATTGAAGTGATACCATTTAGAGGTTAAGTAGGTATAATAAATAAAGTATCTGAATACATTATTGGATAATTATGCCACTACCTAAAATTGTTACGCCAACTTATGAGTTAGTGTTACCTTCTACCGGCAAAACAATTAAATACAGACCTTTTCTTGTCAAAGAAGAAAAAGTTCTCGTAATCGCTATGGAATCTGAGAATACAAAACAAATTACAAATGCAGTTAAAACTGTTATAGGAAATTGTGTTGAAACAAGAGGAATTAAAGTCGAAACTTTACCTACATTTGATATTGAGTATCTTTTCTTAAACATTAGATCTAAATCTGTTGGAGAAGAAATTGATGTCAATATCATCTGTCCTGATGATGGAGAAACTGAAGTTCCTGTTACTATTAATGTAGATGAAATTCAAGTAATCAAGAATGATGAACATAATAACCGTATTAAACTTGATGATAAGGTAATGATGGAAATGAAATATCCATCTCTCGATCAGTTCATTAAGAGTAATTTTGATATTTCTAATAATGTTAATATTGACCAATCTTTTGATTTGATTGCTTCTTGTATCGATAAGATTTTTACAGAAGAAGAAGTTTGGACATCATCTGATGTTTCTAAAAAAGAACTTGTCGATTTTCTTGATCAAATGAATACAAATCAATTCAAAGAAATTGAAGAATTCTTTAATACTATGCCTAAGTTATCTCATAAAGTTCAAGTTAAAAATCCAAAGACTGGTGTTGAATCTGAAGTTGTATTGGAAGGACTGGCAAGTTTTTTCGGCTAGGAATGTCTCACATGAGTCTTGAGAATTATCTAAGACTAAATTTTTCTTTAATGCAGTATCATAAATACTCATTAACAGAAATTGAAAACATGATGCCATGGGAGCGAGACATTTATGTTATTCTTCTTAAAAATCACTTAGAGGAAGAAGAAGAGAAGATCAAACTGAGGGAAAACCAAAGAAGAGCAAATGGCTAGTAAAGCAGAAAGACTAAGAAAAGTATACGAAGTTAAAATTGGCAAGAAAATTGTCGATAAACTTTCAGATAAGCAAATTAAAATTCTTTCTGCATTTTATAATTCTTTAAGTGATAAAGAACAAAGTGATTTGGATAGCCAAATTGTAATGGGACGAAATAATACCGAATTGCATGAAATGGCAATTGGTATGATTGAAGAAGAAGAAAATACTGAAGATAAAATGCCAGAAGGTCTTGATGACCTTTTGAATGAGATTTCTGGAAATAAAAAGACTGCAACTAAACCAAAAAGAAAAAGAGGAAGACCTAAAAAGAAATCATCATCTCCACCTCCAGGAGCACTTACAAAGTATTCAAAAACTGAAAACGTAGATTCAAGAATACTTCAATTACTTGGTCTTGAGGATGTTTTTGATTTAGATTATGATGACTATGCAAACTTATTGAAAGAAAAACTTATAGAAGTTAGCAAAGGTACTGATGATTCTTCTACTGAAGATGCTATGCTTCTTCGTGAGGAACTGAAGAAAGCGAGAGGAAATAAAGGAAAAGGTGCTTTTAAGGTAAAGAAAAAAATAAACAAGGATAGTTTTACTAATTTTGATGTTGGTAAACCTAATAAAGATACCGCTCAGGCAAAAAAACCTGCTTATGCTCTTCTTCAGGGAAAACAACCCAAAGAAAAATCTCAGAAAGTTAAAGATTTTAAGGATGAGCAATCTGAAGAAAAGAAGCAAAGAAAGCAAAGTGATAATCAAATCCTAAAGAGTATAAGTAAATCACTCGATAAGATTATTGGAATACTTTCAAAACAATTAGAGTTCGACAAAAAACAGACAGAAAAGCAGAGAAAACTTGAAGAGAGAGGGAAGAGAAAAGATAAAGAAAATAAAATGGAGAGCGCATTCTCCAAAGGAATTAAATCATTAGCAAAAGTTGCTGGTAAAATTTTCTCTCCACTACAAGATCTTTTTGGTAGAATTGTAAGATTTTTAACTATTATTTTTCTTGGAAAAGTGGTTAAGAAGTTTATTGATTGGTTTACTAATCCTAAAAATCAAAGTAAAGTAGAAACATTAGGACGATTACTTAAGACATTTTGGCCTGCAATACTTGCTGGACTTATATTTTTAAATCCTCTTGGTAGACTGATTACCAAGGCAGTTTTTATAATTGGTAAAGGTGTTGGTAAATTATTAAAAGTTGCGATACCTTCTTTACTTAAGTTTGCTAGAAGAAATCCAAAACTAGCAGCAGCTACTGCATTATTTACTGCAGGCGCAACAATTCCAATGATATTTCCTGGAACTGTTGATGAACAAGAAAGAAAAACTGAAAAAGAAGTAAGTGAAAAGGGTGAGGACAGGACAAGAAAAGAATTAGAGAGAAAAGCAAATGAACCTAATTTCTACGAAAGATTAACAGGTCAAGATTCCGAAGCAAAAGAACAATTATACAAACTTGATACTGGAGAAACAAAAAGTTATAAACGTGGTGGAAAAATTACTACTGAAAGTGGTAAAGACATTAAAGGTGCTGGAGTAGATACTCAATTAATTGCTGCAAGACCAGGTGAAATTGTTATTAATAAAGAAACAGTGAATGCTGTTGGTGCTGATCATTTTCTTGGATTAAATAAGCAGTATGGTGGTGCTAATGCAAATAAACCAAAGACTGTAAGAGGTGTTCAAACAGCATCTGGTGGAGGTTTGGTTCTTCCTGCTTTTGCTAATGGTGGTAGGATTGGTGGTGAAGGTCCTGAAGAATCTAAAATTCAACCATCTAGAAATTTTGGTGGAGGTTACTCTTCAGGTTCTTTAACGAGCGATCCTTTAGGTGCCATTGATAGAATACTTGGACAATCGAGTGGTGGTCGAGTTAGAATACCTGGTGGAGGAGGGCAAGATAGTCAACCAAGTAATTCTCCATCGAAATCAAGTAGTCCGCCACCTAAACCAAGAGTGCAACCGAAGGATCCAGTTATACCTTCATCCTCTAATAAACCACCGCCATCTTCAAAGCAGGAGACTTCAAAAGATCAAGAAGCATCTGGTATTCCAGAAAGAATGTTAAAGAGTCCTACATTCAGAGACTCTGGTCTTCTCTATCTTAGGTCAATGTTGGGTGGACTAGGTGGACCTATTACAGAGAGTCAACTTTCTGAAGCATCTAGTGTAGAATTAAATAATGCAATCGCAAGGGCTAAACAGAGAACTGGTAGTGAACTTGCGATTGCAGAGCAACAACTAAAAGAAGCAAAAGATGGAGGATTTAATAAGCAAATACTTGCAGAAAGGCAGAGTGTTCGTGATCGTCTGAAGCGAGGAGAAATAAGAGTTCTCTATCAAGACTATTATGATGGAAATGATGAGAAAAATATAACTCCAGCAGCAGAAAATGCTAAAAGTATTCTTGGTCAGTTCTGGGCAACATCTACAGAAAGGGGTGGGTTTAAAGTTGTAAATGAAAAATATGACTTTGTTGAAATGAATGATCCCATGGCAGTTCTCAGGGGTGATTCCCGTGGAATTGCTAATGATCCTAAAAAGGCAGACTCTGGTAAAAAAATTACTCTTCGACAGACACTTCAAGCATTACATCAACTCAATCCTCTTGCGAGGGAGATGAATGTTGATATGGTCCTTGGTGAAAAACCAAATCCATTGAGAGATTATAGAAATTATTTGAAGTATACTGTGGGTGGTATGGCTGATGCTTTCACTGGAAATTTATTTGATTTTGATAAGCAGGGTGGTATAAGTTTGATGAATCCTTCTGGCAAAAAAGAAGAGGAAGCAAGAGAAAAAGTTGATAAACAACTCTCAACACTTCAGAGTATGTCTAAGAAAGAGGTTCTGAATGCTCAGAGGTATGCAGAATCTAAAGGAAAATATTTTTCTAGTACGGATGGGAAGACTTATGCGAGTTATCAAGATGCTGTAAATGCTCACAGTGGAGGATCTGTACCTGTGACATCAGCACAGATTGGATCTTCAACACAGAAATTTGATAAAGGAGATTATTCTGGAGCGACTAAAGCATTAGGTGGTGATCCATCTAAACCTGTTCCCACTGCCCAAATTACTCAGGGAGCAATCCCAAAACCAAAAACAAACCAACAAAAATTGATTGAGAAAAGACCATGGTACGATAAATTTGGATTGTTTGGTGGTGCTTCTAGACTTCAGAAGAAAGAAGGTGGTGGTTATATTAAAGAAAATAGTGGAATGAATGTTCTTGGTTCTGCTGATAGACAAAAGATTATAGTTCAACCTGGAGAGTATGTTCTTCCTGTTGATACTGTAATGAAAATGGGAGGACCTGGAAAACTTGATAGGATTGTTGCCAATACAGATTCTAATTCCAATCCAGCAAGAATGGGTCTTAGAAATAAGGACATTTCTGAAGGTATTACACCTTATGAAACACAAAGTTCTGGTGGAATTGACATAGAAACTCTTCCATTATCTGGTCTCGGTGGAATGGGAGGATCATCTGGTGGATTAAATAGTCCTAATGGAACACAAGATGAATTTTTCTCTCCGATCTCTTCGGCAGGATTGTCTGAAAGGCAACGTTTTATGGACACGATAGGTATTTCTGCATTCGGATAAAATAAATGGCATTACCAGCATTACTTTCAGGATTAGGAAGACAACTAGTAGTTCAAGGTGCTAAAGGTGCTACTAAAGGTGCTGCTAAAAAAATGCTTTCTGGTAAAGCAAAAGAACGAAATAATAATTCTATAGTAAAACGGCAAGGAGGGACTAAAGTAGGATATAAAAAATCTTCTTCTTTAGTTCCAGTAAGTAAATCAATAAATTTTGATTCTCCTACATCTTCACCAGAAGTATCACCTTCCACTAAAGGTGCTGATGGTAATTTATTGACTATTAAAGAGAAAGTTATAAGGATTGAAAATCTCTTAGGGGAGCAATATAAGAATAGAAAGAAACAGGCAGAGAAACAAAGAAAACTTTCTGAGAGAGCAGGCAGAAAAGAAAAAGAAGAATTATTAGAAAAAACTCCTCAGGAAAAAAAGAATAAAGGTAAATTTAACATACCCATACCTGGAAAGGGATTATTTGATAACCTTATGTCAAGGGTATTTAATTTCTTATTTTGGGTTGCTATAGGAAAAATGCTTCCCACAATTATAAAATTCCTTCCCCAGATAATGGGGTTCTTAAAAGTTATTGGGAAGGTGATGGATGCCGTTATTAATGTGGCAGGATTTATATTAGATGGATTTATAACTTTTGTTGATTTTGGATTTAAAGTTTATGATAAAATTAGAGGATTTGCTGGTGCTATTGGTGGAGAAGGATTAGTAAAAGTCCTTGATGGATTTACTAGTGCAGTCGAAACATTATTGAACTTATTATTCATCATTGCAATGGCCAGTGCTGTTGGTGGTGGGTTTGGTGGCGGCAAAGGTGGTCGTAAAGGTGGTGGACAAACGCCAAGAACTAGACCAGGACAAGGATTGAGACCTAAGGTAACAACAACTGGTGGTAGAGGTCTGAATAGACCTGATATCAGAAATCCTCTGAGAGATCGTCCTAATGTTAGTGTTAGTGGTGGTGGAACTGCAGGAAGACCCGACATTAGGAATCCTTTAAGAACAAGACCTAACATTACTACTGGTGCAGGTAAAGCATTAGCAAGTGAAGCGACAGAAAAGATCACCAAAAAAACTGCTCTTTTAGCAGCTGGGAAGTTTATTCAACCTTTTACAAAAAGAATACCAATTTTTGGTCCTATTGTAGATTTTGTTATAAGTGTTGCATTGGGGGAAAGTGTTGGTAGAGCAGCTGCGAGAGCAATTGGTGCTGGTCTTGGGTCATGGGCTGGCGGATCAATTGGATTGTTTCTTGCTGGTGCTGTTGGAAGTATTGTTCCCATTGCTGGAACTTTGGTTGGTGGGGCAGTAGGAGGTGCTATTGGGGGTATTATTGGAGGTTTACTTGGAGACTATGTTGGTGGGTGGTTGTATGACACTGTAGTTGGAGGAAATGATACCCCAAATACACCAAGTCCTAAAACTAATAAAAAAGAAACAGAAACACAAAAATTACAAGAAGGTGGTGAAGTTCAAGAAGAGGATAAAAATCTTGAATATAATCCAAAAACAGGTAAGGTTAGAAGAAAAAAAATTCGTATACCAGATATTTCTCAAGCTGCTAAAGATAATAAAGATGTCTCCAAAGTTTATACTTCAGAAGGAGCAAAGAAAATTATTGATTTGGCAAATTCAGTAAAGGATGTACCAATCATTGGTAGTTCTATGTTTTCTGCATTAAATCTTGCTCTGGGCAATAAACCTAATCAAATGCTAACAAGGGCTATTGCTTATGATTTAATGTCATTTTCTAATTTAGATTCTTTTGAGAATCTTTCTGGATCTTTTAGTAAATTAAATGCTCTTGTGGCTATGGAAGGAGGTGGTGAAGTTAAGAGATTAGTTTCTTTAAATGATTCTGATTTTGAAACTTCTGCTCAAACTTTATCAATTTTCTTGGATAAGAAAATTAACAATGAAAAAGTGCAAAAAATAACAGAGCAAGATAAAAAAGAAGCATCCAAAAATGCTTGGTGGGATCCTCTTGGATTATTCAGTGGATCTGGTGGAGGAAGTACTTCTTCTAGTGGAGGAAGTACTTCTTCTAGTGGAGGAATTGCTGGTCCTGCAGGAACGAGTGGTGATAAATTAACAATGACTAGGAATTTAATGCGTGATCTTGGATTAACTTCAGAACAAGCATCTGGCATTGTTGGTAATATGGATGCTGAGTCTGGAGTTGAAAATGCAAGACCACAAGGTTCTTCTCCAGGAACTAAAGCACCTCTAATAGTTGATGGAAAAACTGGATATGGTTTAGTTCAGTGGACTTCAATAGATAGGCAGCAAAAGTTATATGATTTTGCAAAATCGAAAGGTGATGATATGAGTAAACCATTGCCCATGGACACTGAGTATCAATTTTTTCTTAAGGAAATTAGAGGTGATTATGGGTATGTTTTGGATCAAATAAAGAATACTCAGGATGCAAAAAAATCTTCTACTATTTTTATGCAAGAATATGAAAGACCTGCAGGTTATAGAACTCAAGCAAAAATAGATGAAAGATGGAGATTTACGAAACCTATTTTAGATGCGATTAAGGATGGTCAAGGAACTGCAACTGAAGGAAGTGGGACCTTTATACCAGCACCATCACCAACATCAGGTCCAAATTCAAGTTCTGATAACATGGGAGAAGGATCTAAACTTGCTGGTCAACTTGGGAGATTTATTAAGACAAAATTAAAATCTCCAGAAAATTTTAGTCAGGTTCATAGACACCCAGAACACCCACCTTATAGTTTGACTTCTGGTCATAGTGATAATTCTTATCATTATAAAGGTAGAGCACTTGATATTGGGGCACATACCTATGAACAGCAACCAATTTTAGATGTAATTTCTCAATTCAATCGAAAAACAGGTGCTACTCCCGTAGAACTTTTACATGGAAGAAATGAACCAAATGATCACCACAATCACGTTCACGTTGCTTATGAAGGTGGTGGATTAATTAGACCTAAAGGTTCAATGAGTCTTCCAAATTCTTTTACATCTTATAATAGTCCATCTGCAAATATAAAAGTAGTCATGGTTCCTATTGCTGTTCCAGTATCTAAACCTCAGATGAGTTCATCTCTTGAGAATTCAATGGGAGGATTTGTTGAATTTGCTGAGGTAAATAGTATGGGTAGTCGTATGAACTCAATACATCAAACAAGTAGGTCTTAAGATGGGAGTTAGGTATCACATAGACGCAGGTAATTCAAATATTAATCTGTTTAAAATTACTTCAAACTATGGACCAACAGAAAACTTTGGACCAAGATGTCCAGAGTTGGTTTTGTATGAGAGTTTATTTGATTCTACAGTGAGAGCATCTGCAAAGTTTGTTGATGCCGGTTATAATTCAAGTGACATGACTGCCGAAGATGAGGAATATAATTTAACTAGTGGAGAAAAGGCAGAATTAAAGATTACAGATTCTTATGAAAATGAGTTAGATTTAACTGGTGATTATCAGTTAAGAATAAGAAAGCATCAGAGGGAACAGTTTACTTCTCCTAAAACTACTTATGTAAATTATTTTACTGATTTCTTCTCAAAGGAGTCAATGGAAAATCATCTTGTTTCTAAAAGGGCGACAAGAAAGTATGATGGATTTCCTCATGATCACATTAAAACATTACTTACAGAAGACTTAGGGACATCAAAAGTAGTAGAAGTCGATAATACAATTATTCCATACAATTTTTCTGGAGGTTCTGAAAAAGTATTTCATCATTGTGTAAATCTATGTAATAAAGGATGTCCTGAATTTGAAGGTAATCCTGGAATTCTTGCTGGATACTTATTCTATGAAGTTTTTAAAGGAACAAACTCTACTGGTGGATACAGATATAAGTCCATAGATCTTTTATTTAAGGAAAAAAATAAAAAGAAATACATTTATACAAATACTGATGAAGTACCTGAAGGTTATGATTCTAAAGTAATTAATTATTATGAAAATGTTTCCTCAAATGCTGAATCTGAAATCTTAAGTGGTGCTACTTTTAAAAGAGAACTTAGGAGATGGGATCCTTATTTAAAACAATGGGAACAGGATGACTTTGATTATAAGAGTCAAGAAAAGGAAGATAATAATGCAGGAAAAGAATTTCATAAAATTGCTTCTGATTTGAATCTTCAAGAACAGGCAACAAGATATTCTACTAGGATGTGGGATGCTGGTGCTATGCCAAAGGGGTCTAATTGGAAAGCACAAAAACAATTTTCTAAAATAAAAAAAGGGAATGGAAATTACAACATAGATGAATTAGTGAGACAATCATCTGATAGATTTAATCAGTTGTTTGGAATACAGATTACTATTTTAATTCCTATGGATTTAAGTTTGCATGTTGGAGATTTAATTTTTGTTGATTTTCCTCAGATAGATCCTGAAAAAAAAGAGATAAATAAAAATAGGAGTGGAAATTATATGATTATGGATTTGGGACATAGAATAACTCCAAGTACAACTTATACATCATTACATCTATCAAGAGATTCCACAATTTATAGAAAGTAAAATTATGTCAGATAGAACTTTACAACAACATATTAATGCTGATAAGGATGAATTGGATAATCCCAACTTAAGTCCACAGCGTCGTCGTCACATTGAGTCAGAACTTGGTGAGTTAGAGCAGTATCAAGTAAATCATCCTAATGAAGATCATGATCCCAATCCATTAGAAATTTATTGTGATATGAATCCAGAAGCAGATGAATGTAGAATTTACGAAGATTAATTAAAAAATGCAAGGAGATTTATTTCATTCTGAACATCTTGGTCGAAGTAAAACATACTTTTGGTATGGTATGGTTGTTGGTGGAGAGGAGTGGGAAGATAATCAAAAAGATGATGCTATAGAGTCTCATAAAATCCACACTAGAGACGATGTTGCTGGATGGGGATATCGATGCAAAGTTGCACTGATGGGGTGTGATCCTCAATTAGTAGAAGGAGATGGAATTAAGAACTCTGAGTTAGTAATGGCAGAAGTGGGTCTTTCCCCTACTGGAGGAAATGGACTGGGTGGATCAGTAAACACTCCTACAATAGCAAATAATTCCTTTGTGATTGGTGTTTATAAGGATGGTGTAAGTGCAAGAGAACCTGTTATTATCGCAGTTCTGCCAAATGTCTCTCAAAGTAGGGTAAAACCTTACGATTTTTCTGAAACACAAAGATACATTGCTTCCACTGGATATAGACCAACAGATCCTGTTGCAAATGATGGTCTGTGGGCAGAAGGTGCTGGAGAGGGTCAAACACCTACTATGGAAGCAGGGGAGGCAGCAAGATCTAGTACAGTAATGCTCAAGGCGCAAAAAGATGATGGGTCTAGAAAGTTTATGCTACCCCAGACTCTTAACTGCAAAAGAAATTCATCTGGTACATTAAGTGCAATTCAGACTGTTATACAAGAATTGATGAACATCATTAACTTATCTAAAGTTAATGATTTTGTTTCTAAAGCATCAGATGCTTTAAAAAATTTCAAATCCATCATAACAACAGCACAAAATGTAATTGCTGGTTATGTTCGTGATATAATGACAGACATTAGAAATACAGCTCTCAATGTAACGAATAAAATTTTAGGTACAGTATTAGATTTTATTCCAGGAAATTTAAGAAGTGCCACAAATGATGCTCAAACCACTGGAGTTTTAGATAAAATTTCTTGTGCTTTCAATAAAATAATGGGATCAGCAAAATCATTTGTTGGTAATTTTCTAACTAACATAATAGGAGGCACAGTAAATTCATTATTTTCATCTGCATCTTCTATGATTGGATCTTTCTTGGTTGGAAATTTAGGTGGTGCTGCTGATGCTATTGGTGGTGGAATAAATGTTGCACAAGGAATTTTATCTACAGCATCTAATTTATTAACCGCTGAAGGTCTTACTGATGCTATTGGTGGATTATTAGGTTCTGCAGGTGGAGTGCTTGGAGATATTGGTGGAAAATTATTATCTGGATTAGACATACTTACTGGAGCTTTACAACTCTTTTCTTGTGAAGAAGAAGCATCTTGTGCAACAATTAATTGTTGGAGTCTTCTTTACGGAGACGTTTGTGCTAGTGGTGCATCTTCTTCTTCATCATCTAATCTTAGTGATTCTGTTAAAAATCAAGTTAGTCAAGTATTCGATAATGCAAATGATGATGCTGATAATAACCCTGAGCAAGTTTATGGAGATGTTAGATTAAATTCTGGACCTATTCTCTCTGGACCACCTACAGTATCAACTATTGGTGGTGGTAGAAGAGAGATTATGGATATTGGAAATCCAATTATTAGTCCAAGTGGAGAACTTTTGGCGATTGATTTAGGTACAGGTACTGGAGGAACTGGTACAGGTAC